GGGTCGTTCTTGTACTGAGGCGAGCGCATCGCTGCGGTCACTTCGATCTGCGACTTGAACGGCGCAGCGCCCGTGGGGGACTTCTTGCCATTCAGCAGGGAACCCGGAGGGGCACCGCGCTTCGCAGCGTGACGTGCAGCGAGGGCCTCGACGGCCATCTTTGCTCGTGCGGGATTGCCGGACGTGACGGCGGAGTTGAACTCGATCTTCTCGGCTTCGGCGAGGTTGCCCTTCGCCCACTCGATCAGACCAAGGTACGCTTCGTTGCCACCAGCGGTGCCATAGACAGCCGCATCGTATGCATCGACTTCCGCCTGCTTGCCACGGATGTAGGTGTCCACCTCGGCCTTCGGGATGCCAGCCTTTTCCAGCGAGGCATAGGTCTCGTCAGACAGCTTGCCCTTCTCGGCGTACTCGGTGTTGAGGCCCGCCCAATCCAGGCCGGCATTCTCGACAACCTTCTGAGCACCTTCGTCGCCCGCTGGAATCTCCAGGGCCGGCTTGGTTTCCGCAGCGGCAGCGGCAGCTTCTTCAGCCGTTGGCGTCGTCGTTTGCTTGGCAGTCAGTTCGGCGTGAGCGGCGACCAGCTCCTCGACGGTCTTGAAGCCACCATAGGTGACCTCGGTTGCAGCAGCGGCTTCCGTAGTGGCAGCAGCGGCAGCGGCCGAAGCCTCGGTGGTGTTCATTGTGATCTCGGACTTTTCGGTCATAAGGCTCAGTGGTTGAAGTTGTAGATGGTGAGACCGTTGACGACGGACTTGTACTTCTCCAGTGGATCGGCCTCGGCCTTCACTGTGTCCTTCGGGGTCTTCACGGGAGTCGGGGTGACCGGCTTGGTCTTTGCCGGATCAGCCGGCGTGTCGGTCACTGGATTACTGTTGGCCACTCATATCTCCTGGTGGTGCCATAGCGGCACCTGCGATGGTTGGGGCTGCACGAATGGCGGCCTGGTGCATGGTGTCGGTCTGCTGTTCCTGCTGGAGCTGCTCGTCAGTCTTGATGAGGCCCTTCATGGTCAGATCGGATGCAGCGCCCATACGGGCCATCAGCTCGCCGGGGTTCACACGCTGTGCGAACACTTGCGGTGTGAGAGCCTGCTGAGCTGCTTGTGCCCATTCGATGAGCTTCTGCATGTCCTGCCCACGGCCGAGTGCGGCGACGCCGACAACGATGCGGGGCTTGATGAGACCAGGGGGCAGATCGGGGAGTCGATGGGCGCGGGTGAGGCGATCCATGATCCGACGAACCAGCGGGAGCAAAAGGTCTTCCGCGAGGATCGAGTAGATACCACCGAGGGTGTCTTCCAGCTCTTGAGCTAGGTATCGGATTTCCTCCGCAGTGACTCGCTCGCCGCTGCGCTGAATCGACGTGCGAACGCCGAACGCCATCTCCAATCGGGTAACCAGCTTGTCGATGTGCTGGCCCACGAAATTGAAGTCACCGAACTTCTCCTGCGATACGGACTTGAGCTGCTCAGCTTTGAACCTCAGAACGTCGCCAGACTCGGCTTCGGTGATGGTCTTCGGGCGGATCGTTGCGTTCTCATCCAGTGCCCACAGAACTTTGGCGGCTGCTGCGGCACCCTTGAGGATCGCCTTGCTCAGCTTCTCCAGTGCGTCGAAGTCGCCGTAGTAGTCGTAGATCAGGCCGGCGCCGTAGTCCTCGCCGTCTTCCTCGGGAATCCGCAGGGGAATCCAGGGGCACGCGTCGATGGGATAGGAACCCTGGGAGCCGGGAACGATGACGCTGTTCACTTCCTGGTACACCTGCCACACCTCGCCCTCGCGGTAGATGCGGGTATACAGCTCCACATCCTGCTCGGGACCAGCGTCCTTCGAGGCACCTTTGTTCTTGTCGAGACCCAGGATGGACTTCAGCTCTGTCCCCATGGTTGATGGGGCGACGCTATCGAGGGTGACCATCTCCAGCACGGAACCCATGCCATCGCGGTCAACCACATAACGGGTCAGCGGATACATCTTGGCGTTGCCGTCGTCGGGCACGTACATCAGCACGTTGCCGGTTGCAACGAGATGCTTCAGGCCGAGGCCCAAGCGTCCACGCATGCCTGACGTTTCGATGTCGTTGATGACGGTGCGCTCGATCTCGGCGAGGCCCATCTCCAGTTCACCCTGCTGGATGCCGGCCTGCTCTGCGAGCGTGTTGGCGTCCATACCATCGGGTGACAGCTTGAAGAAGTTGGCGTTTGCGGGGAACAGCGCCAGCAGCAGGCGGGCGGACAGCGAATTGACGCAGCGCGCTCCGGTGCCTTGGTACGGGGTGGTGCGGGAAGAGCTCGACTTGCCCTTCGAGACTTCCTTGTAAAGCGTCGGCAGTGTGAGAGTTGCGCATTGCTTCGCGCGGGACTCGGCGGCGTTACGGTCAGACTTGAGCTGGTTGTAACGGCCTTCTGCTGAGACGGTCTGCGGGGCGGACGTGCTCAAGTGGGGATGACGAGACTGCTTCCGTAAGCGGAGGTGGTGGAGTTATTCAGGTCGATCCGCAGTTGCTTGCGGCCCTGACTTGCGCTCTCCTGGGAACCGTTCATGCCGTCGCGCGCGGTGAGCATCACGGCGGGCTTATCTGCTTCGGTCGGCTTGGGCGCTTGGGGGGAACTACTGCACATACTGATCCTCTTGTTCGCGCTGCCGCTTGAGCTTCAGCGAGAGAACCAGGCGGCGTTCGCCTGAGCGCATGAGGAACTCATCGCGATCCAGCTTCGAGTCATAGATGACCTCGGGGTATCGCGCGTCCAGCTCGTCGATCAGGTCGTAGGCGTGCAGGGGAATGGTGTCGGACATAGGGGGTTCCGTGGGTGTATGAATGAGTCTTCAGGAACCCACCGGAACCCTTGATGGGAAACGGTTGTTTCCTCCTATGTTGGTTGTTTTACCCACCCCCTTACTTGGAGGATACTCACGCTTCCAAGGGGAGGAAGGCGCCAACATGTACCTGCTCAGAGCACTCGTTCTTGCTGCCATCGGCTTGTACTGCTACCCCGGCGACATCTCCGACATTCCGTTTGCGGCTCTGACGCTGAGCAAGGCCGGGAACTACATCATTGCTTGGGGGTTTTGGGCTTACGCGGGCTACTCAGTGATGATTTCCTTATCGAAGGATCGAATCTGGCCGTGGCGCTGGAAGACGTGGGAGTACGCTGCCGGCCTTCTTGTCCGTTTGGTAATGTGCAGCGGGTACTTGGGTCTCTTTTACTACTACCTTCAAGGCGGTCGGCTCGTTGGCTGGCTGCTGATTGTTGCCATCGTGGTTCTGGCATGCATGCTTCTGTGGGCCATGTTCACTGAAGAGTTCGACTTCGAGCGGAAAAAAAACACCGGAGCCGGAGCCGATCCGGGCCGCACTTAGCCGCCGTCGTAACTGGCGAGGGCCAGTTCAGCCTGTTCTTCCAGGTCGCCGAGGGAGCCGTCGTTGTAAATGCACATGTCTTCCGAGGGGTTCGGGGTGACCCCCTTCTCTGACACATGCGCCGCCACTTCGGTGGCTTCGCCCCTTGACAGATGGATGATCCAGCCGCCCAGCGAGCGGATCATTTCCGCCTCGTTGTCGAACCGGACATCTGAGAACACCACAAGGCTCGGCGGGTTGGCCTGAGCACGCAGCGTCTCGATCTTCTTGGCGGCTACCTTGATCCAGAGGTTCGGGTCGATCTGATCGCGACCCCACTCGGTGCCCAGGGTTTGCATCAGGTGCCGTGGGGACTTGCCGTTGAGCCAGGGGAGCGGAAGCTCCTTGGCATCGCTGTTCGTGATCTCGTCAACGGACATGCCGATCAGGCCGGCGATGAACTCGCGGATGGGTGAGGCGAAGGAAAGCTGGACAGCGTTTTTGTCCAGGAACTTGAAGATACCGGCGAGCGTGTCTTTGCCGCTACGTGCGCGGCCAGAGATGCCGATGATCTTCATTGGGGTGTCCAGAGGGTGACCTCCTCGGTCTTGAAGTTGTAGTCGCCGTCACGCAGGATTCGCGCGCAACGGGCCTGGATCAGAGCTTCCTCAGCGGTGCCCTTCTTGGTGGCGTAGGCTTCCACCACGGCTACCCACAGGGCGGCCAGGTGATCCTCAACGGACTCGCCCAACATCGCCTCGTGAACGGGCATCAGGAATTCATCGGCCCGCTTGGGGCCTATGCCGGGACAGCCCTTGTAGTTGTCCACGGTGTCACCCGTGAGCACCTGCTTCATCCAGAACAGATTGGCTTCGTGCTCGCTGATCGTGCGGGTGCCGATGTCGGGCTTGCCGGGATTGAACAGGCGGCCGGGAATCGTCTGCATGTCCTTGTCGATGGACACGATGATTCGCTTGCCAGGGCACAGCCGGGGTTTCGGCATGGTCGCCAGGAGACCGAGGATGTCATCGCCTTCGAGGTACTCGCGGGTGATGATCTTCTCGGGGTACAGCTCGTGGAGGAATCCATCCACAGCAGTCCACAGGGCCGGCTTGGGTTTCGTGCGGTTGCCCTTGTACGTGGGCAGGATCGCCTTGCGGAAGTTGGTGCTGACCGAGAGAGGCAGGAGGAAGTTACGCGTACCGAACTTCTCCAGCAGCTCCTCGATATAGTCGTCCAGGTCGGCCTTCGCCTTCTCGGGGTTGACCACCTCAGCAACCACAACCTCAGCGCCGTCGTCTTCGTCTTCCCACTTGATCGTCTTCGTGTTCTTGAAGGACAGTTGGTAGCGGAGAACGTCGGCGTCAATGAGGATCGTTAACCCCACTGCTCTTGCCAGATACCCACGAAGGTGGAGTGATCCACCTGCCGAATATCGTAAGTGTGCGCGCTGACACTGAGGTTGTGGATCGGATCGTTCGGGCCGTAGTAGCGCGCCTGCGCCGCCCGCATGTGCGCCACGCGGATGTAGCGCGCACCACGATCAGCGACGTGACGCTGGAGATCGGCAGGGCCGCCGATCAGGGTTACTTGAATGGTCATTTTGTTTCCTCGCGGCGAGTGACCATAAGGTTGTGAACCATGCGGTCGCAGCGCATGTCGTAGTGCTTCTGGATGGCCGGGTTGAGTTCAGCCACAACCCCGTCGATGGCCTTGTCGATTGCAGGCTTCAGCGCGGTGAGCACGTCGCCCTCAAGGCGCTTGCGCAGTTCCTGCACGAATAGGACGAGGAGCTGGCGGCTCTCCATGTCGTCGTTAATGCTCAGGCTCATTGGGTTCCCTTCAGTTCGTTGGTTGCGCTCTGCTTGTCTGCGTTGCAGCGTTGCAGTGCGTCCTCCGCCTGACCGGCGAAGTTGAATAGGTCTCCACCCGTACTCGTCGGGTCATCCACCAGGGCATCCAGGGATGCGTGGCGGCCCTCAATGGCGGTCGGGGAGAGGAAGGCGCTGCTGCTTCGCACGGTTGTATGCGTCGCGCAGCCCTGTAGGCAGAGGGGTATCAAGAAAAGCAGCAGTCGGCTGATCTTCACGGGCAGCTATCTCCAGTTCGTGAGTGACGCGATCCCGGTTGTTGCGGATCAGTGAGTCGAGGTCGCGGCGGTAGGCGACCTCCTTGGAGAAGGCATCAAACCGCTGCGTGAGTGCGTCGTACTGCTGAGCTGTTTCTTCCAGCTTCACGACGCGCGTGGTCATTGCTCGATACGAATAGACGCCATAGGCGCCGGCACCGAGAGCGACGAGGATCAGCAGGGCCGCGATGTAGTAGAGGGCCTGCTTCATGGCCGACACACGTAGTCAACGGAGTGCGCTTGCACCGCCGCGATCTGTGCTTGAATCTTCGCGAGTCGTAGGCTGTGCAGCGCGGCACGCTCGCGGGACTTGATGACCCTGCGTTGCTTAATGGCGTCGATGAGGCCACCGAAGATGAACTTCAGTGCCTTCATAGGTGGTAGTCCTCGGGAGTCGTTGCCTTCGGCTGAAAGTGGCGGGCTTGCACGCCGCACTTCCACGGGGCACGCGAGGTGCGCTCGCTGTCGCACTTGATGTAGTGGCTCAGCGGAGTGGTGTTGACCCTCTTCGTACCGCCGCGTACCGGATCGACCAGCGTGATGGAGGTGCGCTTGCGGGTGCAGTTGTCGTACTCGGACGGATAGCCGGGTGCGCGCTGATAGAACTTGCAGTCTTTGCAGGACTTCATCTGTGCTCCTGGTAATAGGCGGCCACGCGCAGCAGCTCCTCGGGAGTTGCGTTGCTCTTGATGGCGTTTGCTTTGGACGAGATGACCGTGACGTTGCCCTTCGTGTAGCCGAGGGTCGGGTCATTGCGGTCGAGGGATGGGGAGTTCGGGCCTTGGGCCAGTCCTCCGGTGTTGCGGTAGAGCGGTAAGCCCAGCACCGGGCAGAAGTCGGGGATCACCACGTCCTCAATCGTGAGGTCGAATGGGATGCCCCGCTTCTTCGCCCGGTGCTTCGTCAGTGCAAGGAGACGGCTCGCCGGTGTGGCGCTCTGCCTCAGTGGCAGTCGTGCCAGTTGTTGCCGACTTTGAACTCGCCGGCCAGTGGGCAACGGAAGCCATAATGCTGACCGGCGCGGAAGATCGCATCGGTAGCGGCGGCACCTACGGTCTCGGCGAGTTCCTCATCGACCTCCATTTGAAATTCGTCATGCACGTTGGCGACGAACTCGTAGTGGAGGCCGGGGATCAGGCCGTTCTCTTGCAGACGCTCATCAAGTAGCACGAGAGCCTTCTTCATCACGATTGCACCGGCACCCTGCAGCAGAGTGTTCAATGCAGCGTGAGCACTGCGGACATGCACTTTGCGGCCATCCAAGCCCTTCAGGTATCCCTGCTTGCGCACGGTCTGCTGGATTGCCTTAATGAGCGCATCCAGTGCCGGCAGTCCCTTCAGGAACTGTGCCTTCAGTTCGGCACCACGCTTCGCACCCTTGCCGACAATCGAGCCGATCTTCGCGTCGCCTGCTCCGTAGAGGAAGGCGTAGATGAAGGTCTTGGCTTCGTTGCGGGTGAGAAGGCCAGCAGCGAGCTGGTTGGTCGTGTGTACGTCACCGTCCAGGATCACCTTCGCGTATGCGCCGTGATCCCATCGGCCCATGAAGTGCGCGAGACAGCGCAGCTCAAGACCACTGGCGTCCGCGCCTACCTGCTTCTTCCCTTTGGGCACACCGAACAACGCACGGCACTCAGGGCCGTACAGGGAGCCGGAGGAGGGCACCTGCGCCA